TATTTTCTTTGATATGTATTTAGTTCTTGTAGTGTGTTTATTTCTGTATCATGCTCACATAAATTTTTATATAAGCTTTTATTAATTTTGCTATATCCATAAGTTCCTCCTCGCTTTGAATAATTAACATATAGTATCATATAATACATTAGTCAAGTATTTCTTTGTATAAATCTATAATTTTTGTGTGAATGTGTATTCTATTATCTAATAGTCTGTAAACGTGTTTCTCCGCATCAGATCCTTGTAGTTGCACAACTGTACATTTATGTGTCTGACCACTCCTATGTATACGAGCGTTGGCTTGAGCATAAGTTTCAAGGCTACTCGTGGGGCCCCACCATACAACAGTATTAGCGCGTGTTAACGTGATACCGTGTGCTGCTGCTTGTGGTTGTATCACAAGGACTTGTGGGTCTTCGGTCTCTTGAAAATATTTAAATATGTTAGTACGTTTTGTTAAAGGCACTGAACCATCTATAATCTCTGCATGTATCCCATCTTTGTTCAGAGCTTGCGATACCATTTGTATGGCATGTTTAAAAGGTACAAATACTAATACTTTTTGGCTTGACTCATCTATAACCTCACGCAGAACTTTATACCTATTGTCAATATCGAAACCTATAGCTTCCCCGTCATCGGTATATATACCACCTGCGGATATTTGTAGTAACTTGTTAAGGTGTACAGCTGCGTTCACGGCGGTAATCTCTTCGCCTAACACTTCCATAACCATAAGGTCTTGTAGCTTCTTATAATATTTATTTTGTTGGGGGGTAAGTTCTACTTTTCTCTTGACATAGATCATCTCTGGAAGGTCAAGACATTCATCTTTTGTAAATCGTATCGCAGGTTGTAATGCTTTATGCACTACTTCTACTGCATCTTCTCTAGGTTTCCAAGTAAATTGGGATACTCTAAACATAACTCGTTCTTTAAATGTACTAAAGAAAGAAGGTACACCTGATGGATTGACAAGTTTAGCTAACCCATAAGCATCAACTGGACTTTGGGAAGCAGGAGTTCCTGTCATTAACCATAACCAAGGATTAGATTCCTTAATTATTTTATATAGTTTTTTCCATCTGGTCGTCTGTGCATTTTTATAATGAGTTGCTTCGTCCACTATCACCAGATCAAAATCACATTTTACCAGATCATCTATGACTATGGCAATACCATCATAGTTAATAATTGTAAATTCTGTGCTTGACTTTAGAATTTCTTTTCTTTTCTTTGCTGTACCATGTGCAATTGATACACTCCTATGTGGAGCAAAGGTAAATAAATCTTCTCTCCATGCACTATCCATAATAGACAAAGGGCATATTATAAGAACACGCTTGACTAATCCTATATTCATAAGGTAGTCAGATGCCCAAATAGCACTTGCCGTTTTACCCGTACCTTGTTCGTTAAAACAAAAAGCTTTTCTATGTAAAGTTAAAAAAGATGCGGTATGTATTTGATGTTTAAATGGGGTCTTGCCAGGCCAGGAATACTGTCCGCATATAGGTGATGGTACGTTAATCTTTAACGCATTTAATATTGCACTTTCTTTTAACCCCCAATCAACCATGACTTTGTTGTCTGGAAGCTCCTTGCTACTTGTTATATGATTTATCACTCGTTTGGGGTCACGTAATCGTAACAACAAACTTTTGTTGTCTATTATCTCCACACTGTTCCTCCCTTATTTTTTCTTTTGATAATTCCTACTTCTATTCTTTGATGGACTTTCCAACCTCGTTCCTTGCTTATTTGATCCACCTTTACTTAAAGCTTTATTATGAGATACGTCTTTACCTTTTCTACTTATACCTTTTTTATCATAAGCACGTCTTGCCCTCTGGCGTTCCATTCTATTTGCATGTTCACCTCTTGCTTTTTGTTTTTTATACTCATGCTTGTAAGGTCTTGGTGATTTTGTATATGGCATTTGCTACCTCTTCTTATGTCTTTGCACGGTATCATATAATTTTAACTGTGCTTCATTCAAATCTTGATACTCTTTCGTATTTTTTAAGTAAAGTTCACTATCTATATAATAGTTGATAGCTTGTATAATTAATTTTACTTCTTGTTCTTCTAAATCTACTAACATTACCTATTTGCTCCATTGTATATACATTCCGATACAACGCAATGTCTGTAACAAAGACCACTAGGGTGAGGATTCCAGACACCCGTATTCAATGCTACTTTCATTCTATCGTGCCTACCTCTCCATTGTTCCCATAATACACTAATTTGTCCTCTATTGTAACTCTCCTTTATAAATTTTTTCTTTACAGTAAACAATAATCCTGCATGGATTTTATCCACATCTGGAAAGTGAGCAAACACAGATAAAGCCATAAGTTCTAATTGTCCTGTGTCAGCAGTTTGAACATTCTTACCTGTTTTGTAATCTATGATCCATGCTTTATCATCTCTTATGATTACCAAGTCTACTATACCTCTCCACCAAGCATACCTATCGTTAAACTTGCATGGCTTTAAATCTTCCGTTAAACCCATACGCATTTCTGTAAACTTGTTACCACGCCTGTTGTTAAGTGCCTTGAGAACTTTTTGCATATAAGAAAATTTAGGAGGAACTGGTTTCCCATCACGTATGTACTCTTCAGCAACAAGATGAGCTTGTGTACCATAACGCATGGCTTCTGTTTCTTTTTCAGTATAATCCTTTAGCACTTTCACATGGTAAAACTGTTTAGGGCATTGCTCAAAAGATTTAAGCCTACTAAAAGACCAAGGAGTTATGCTCACTCGCAATCTCCATAAGATTTTCCTGTTCCAGACTCACAATTCACGGGAAGTCCTCCTGCCCATATCGGTGTCCACCTCATACATTCTTCAATAAATTGTTGTGCTTCTTTTGTTTCTTCTTCTTTTACACAACACAAAATGCTATCGTGAACAGTTAAAACAACTCTATACCTCTCTGCTATTCTTAGCATTTGTTCACCAATAATGCAACGTGCTATCGCTTGGCATACATTTTCTATTATTTTACCACCATATATACGGGTCTCACCATTACGTGTTCTATAGGTATAATCAAAACCTATATCTGTTTTTGTAGCTTTCAACCCATCATATGCAATATACAAACCAGAGGGTAATTTTATTCTACCATTTTGCACTTGTAAAACACCATGCAAGCCAAAAGATGTATCTTCTTTATTGGTAGCGTCCTTCAGGTAGTGTTGTGCAGAACGCCATAACTTGTTAATCTTCCAGTTCGTACTCCTGTAGATCTGTATTACACGTCTTGCTTCATCAATATCCATATCAAAACCAAATGTTTTTAGTTGGTTCTGAAACTTGACTGCACCCATACCATACCCTGCTCCAAGTATAGTTGTCTTCCCTACAAATCTTTGGTCTTTAGTTACCTTATCTTCTTCCACACCATAAATAGCTGATGCCATTTTCTTGTAGACATCATCACCATTTCTAAATGCTTGTGTTAAATCGTCCTGTTGTGCAAGCCATGCCAACACCCTAGCTTCTATCTGTGAAGAATCAGCATCTACAAGCATATGACCTTTGGGGGCAATGATACTACGTTTTAGTTTTTTGCCATCTGCTCCACGACTAGGTAGATTTTGTAAGTTTATCTTATCATCTCCACCCCATCTCCCTGTATGAGCAGAGTAGTATCTTATTGGTACAGGCAACAAGCCACGTTTACTTATGTCTATAAATCTTTGAGTTCTAGTTTCTTCTAATGTGCTTTTAACCCCAAGTCTTGCATTAACTAATGCTCTCACTTTTTCATCGGGGTGCTGACATAATTTTTTAAACTCTTCATCTGCCTTTGCTAATGCTAAAGTTTCTTTGCCAGTTGTAGGACTTATCTTGGTTGGAGGTTCTACCCCTAGCTTTCTTAATAGTTCCGCAAACTTTAAGTTACTTAGGAGGTCATCACGACTTGTTTTAGGGCCCTCTAACAGAGCTTCCTTACGTTGACGTGTTTCCATGAGATGTTGCTCCAGTAGATCGAGATCCAAATCTAAGACGGGGTCTATAAACATACGTAGGGTAGTATCTATTAATTTAAGTTC